ATTCCTAGTGCTTGGAGTAGCATTTTCAAAGTAATGCAAGTTGGTGCTGGTGCAAGTTATATCGGTGGTCGTACCGATAGTGTTGCAGGTCGTCAATTATGGCTTGGCACAAACAGTTATTACGATGGCACAAATTGGCTTTATAGCCTTACGCAACCTGCCGCACAGTATTACCAGAATGATGGCGCACACATTTGGAATAGAGCCGCTTCTGGAACAGCAGGTACAGCGATTACATTCACCCAAGCTATGACTCTGGATGCCTCCAGCAATCTGAATGTAGTTGGTGGAATTTCTGGTCAAGCATTAAATGCGGCAGGAACTCCAGCGGCATATACATCTACTGGTGGTGGAGTTTTGTATACGCAAGGAAGTGGTGTTGCAGTACTTAGAGCGTATTCCAATTCGGGTGGAGCAGCAGGTACATTGACATTTATTGCAAGTGGCAGCGAAAACGCACGCATAGATTCGAGTGGAAATTTTGGTATTGGTACAAGTAGCCCTGCTGTCAAGCTAGATGTTTCAGGTGGCTCATCTGCTGATGTAATCTCATTACGAGGTAGAACATCTGATAACTTTAGTCTTTTGTCTTTTGCCACTAGTTCTGGAACTAAGAACTCATATATAGGCAGTAATGATTCTACAATTCTTACATTTTATACAAACGGATTTAACGAGCGTGTCCGCATAGATGCAAGCGGGAATTTGGGTGTTGGCTCGACTTCGCCAGTTACAAAACTTGATGTTCGTGGAAATGTTTTTGTAGGAACTACAGCTTCTGGAAACAACATTCTTGCTTTTGGCAATACTGTTGGTGTTGGCCCATTAACTGGGGCGCCTGATAGCGTACAGGGAAATTCATTTATTGTTGGCGACTCAAGCAACGCATCTGGTTATCCTGGTTTCTTAAAGTTTTACACAACGATTAGTGGCACTGTATCAGAGCGTGCCCGTATAGACTCAAGTGGTAACTTGCTGGTGGGTCAAACAGGTTTACAAGCATCTGAAAAATTTGGTGTAACTACAACAGGTGCAAAACAAGCTGTATCATTTAAGAATGATGACAACACCAAAGACAACATTGTTTCTTGGGTTGCAACTACATCAGGAAATGCACAGTTTATTGGGTTTTATACTGATACATTGGCTTCGCGTGGAAGCATTACATATAACCGAGCCGGTGGTTTAACTGTTTACAACACCACTTCTGATTACAGAGCAAAAGACATTATTGGTTCTGTAACTGATAGTGGTTCTGTAATTGACTCTATTCCTGTTTACATGGGCAAGATGAAGGGTGCTACACAAGAACGCCCCATGTTCATTGCTCACGAAACGCCTGAGTATGCACACACTGGTGAAAAAGACGCAGTAGATGTGGATGGAAACCCTGTTTATCAGCAAATGGATGCTTCTGCTCTTATTCCTGTAATGTGGGCTGAAATTCAATCACTTCGTAAACGCCTTGCAGACGCAGGCATCTAACCTTAAAGGAAAATCATGACTACATATAACTGGCAAATCGTACAAATGGATCGCTTAACCTCAGATGGTTTTGTCGTTACAGTTCATTACAATGTTTCAGCAACTGATGGTGACTATTCAGCATCTACTTATGGCACTTGTGGCTATACCCAAGAGAGCGAAACTTTTGTTCCTTATGACGACCTAACTCAAGCAATGGTCGTTGGTTGGGTTCAAACCTCATTGGGTAAAGATACTGTAGAAGCCTCTTTGCAAGGTCAGATTGATGCACAGAAGAACCCTGTTCAACAGTCTGGTCTGCCTTGGTAAAACAGGAAGCCACTACCTGAACTTAGTGGCACATTAAAGGAGATGAAATGAGTAAAACAAGAGTAAAACTCATAGATTCAGCACTTGTTCGTCAATTGTTTTATTACATTGATGGTGGTTTAGTTTGGGCTACCAATAAAGGTAGAGCAAAAATAGGTGATAGACCACACAAAAATAGCAATGGTTACAAAGTTTTTAAAATTGATGGTATTCCTTATCTTGAGCATAGACTTATTTGGGCGTGGCATGACAAGCCGTTTTCACCATTACTTGATCATATAAATGGAAATATCTTAGATAACAGAATTGAAAATCTAAGAGCTGCAACACATTCGCAAAACATGCGAAATAGTCAAAAACCAGTAAACAATACATCAGGCATCAAAGGTGTCTACTGGCAAAAAGATAAAAAGATGTGGCGAGTCCAAATATGGAATGATGGTAAACAACAATATCTTGGAAGATTTCATGATATTGATGAAGCAAAAAATGTTGCTTCTACTTTTCGTAAAATTAACCATGCTGAATTTGCAAATCAAGGAATCTAAAAATGTCAAATAAACAAAAAACCCCATTGACGATTGACGGAGTAGAGTATCAATTTGAGGATATGACTCCTGAGCAACAGGTACTAATCAACCATGTTGCAGACCTTGACCGAAAGTTAGCATCTGCAAAATTCAATGCAGATCAGCTACAAGTTGGTCGTGACGCTTTTTTCACAATGTTGAAGCAATCACTTGATAAAGTAACGGATGTAGAGGCAAAGTAAATGGAAAATCACACCACAGAAGTGGCGTCAGCAATAGCAGCTAAGACAGCATCAGTCGCTACCTATGGTGGTGCTGGTAGTGCTATTTTCTTTGGTTTATCAGCCAATGAATTTGGTGCTTTATGTGGTGTGGTTATCGGCTTGATTGGTCTTGTCGCAAACATTTACTTTAAGTATCAGCATTTGGAAGTGGCGAAAAAAGAGTCTGGTTGGTATAACGAATGAGTTGGGCGCTTGTATTAGCACTTCAAGCTGCTGAATACAGGTGTGTAAGGTGGTCATGGACAGGTGATGTTTATAACCGCAAGGTAGTTTGCCTTGAATGGAAAAAGGTAGAGCGGAAATGATAGACCCGATCACAGCCCTAAATGGGTTACAGAGCGCCATTGGGATGGTCAAGAAGGCTGCGAAAGTAGCTAATGACCTAGGCTCTCTAGCGCCCATGCTAGGCAAGATGTTTGACGCTAAGAGTCAAGCAACTAAGGCAATGCTTCACGCCAAGAACTCTAAGAAGGGTTCTAACATGGGTGCGGCTCTACAGATTGAGATGGCACTAGAGCAAGCCAGAGCGTTTGAGGAAGAACTCAAGATGCTCTTTATGCAGACAGGAAAGATTGATGTCTGGAACAAGATCAAAGCTAGACAAGCAGAGATGGACAGGGATGATGCCAAGGAAGTGGCAGCGTTAAGAGCCGAGGAAAAGAAAGCCAAAGAGCGAGATGAAGAAATGCAAGAGTGGGCAATCATCATTGGTGGCATTGCTTTTGTTTTGCTTCTCGTCTTTATTGGAATCAACGAATTGATGAATCTGTGTCCTAAAGGTGGGTGCGGAAGATGAACGAGTACCAGAAAAAGTTTGATATGTTTCTAAAGGTGTTTATCTACATGCTAGTGGCGTGGTGGTTTCTAGGTTTTCTGAAGTTCTTACCTGATGACTTGTCAAACAAGATTGTTAATTTATTACTAGGAAAGATTGGACTGTAATGCTCTCACTATTCTCAACCCTTGGCGGCTTGCTAATCTCTGGCTTGCCTAAACTGCTAGATTACTTTCAGAACAAAGCAGACCAAAAGCATGAATTGGCTTTGGCTCAAATACAAACAGAGCGTGAGTTGCAGTTAGCGGCACAAGGACTTGCTGCCCAACAAAAGATTGAGGAAATCCGTACAGATCAGATTTCCATGCAGACTGAAGCACAAATGACTGAGGCGGCTTTAAAGCACGATGAGAAAGTGCTAGAGAGGGCAAGCACATGGGTAGTCAACTTTATCGGTACTGTGCGCCCTATAGTGACCTACATCTTTGTTTTAGAGTTATGCGCTATTAACGCTTGGATTGCCTACTATGTTTACTTAAACCCTCACTTGGTTTTAAACATGGATGACCTAATCAAAGTGACAGACATTATTTTCTCTAGCGATGAGATGGCTATGCTTGGAGGAATTATTGGATTCTGGTTTGGTTCACGCTCTTGGTCTAAGAAATGAAGTTAAGCAAAGCTGGCGCTGATCTAATGCACCAGTACGAGGGATGCAGAAACAAGCCGTATCTGTGTCCTGCTCATATCTGGACGATTGGTTATGGTCATGTTCTGTACCAAGATCAGATCAGACTACCTGTTGTTTATTTGCCAAAACATGAGGAAATGGTTGAAAAACCTACCCTTCGTAAAAATTATGTCTTAAAAGCTGAACACAATCGGGTCTGGTCAAAAGATGAAATCAATTCGTTATTCGCAACTGATGTCGCAAATTTTGAGCGTGGTGTTTTACGACTTGCTCCTGCTCTATCTGGTCGTCAAGGGGCTTTCGATGCGTGTGTCTCATTTTCCTTCAACGCTGGATTGGGCAATTTTCAGCGGTCTACTATTCGGATGAAGATAAACCGAGGTGATTGGGAAGGTGCGGCAGAGGCTTTTATGCAATGGACTAAGGGCGGTGGTAAGGAATTGGCTGGTCTTGTAAAACGCAGAAAAGCTGAAATCAAACTATTTTTAGACAATGCCTAACATACCTAACCAACAAGATGCTGAATTGTTTGCTAAGAGCGTTAAGAAGTGGCAACAAGTGTTGAGTTTGGGTGATTGGAGAATTGAAAAAGGTACAAAGCCTGCTAAACAAGCAATGGCTTCTGTAGAGTTCAACGAGTCTGCAAGATTAGCTGTCTATCGGTTAGGTGACTTTGGTGCTGAAAAGATTACACCTGATTCACTAGATAAGACTGCCCTACATGAACTGCTACACATATTCCTACATGATTTAATGACGATTGCTAGAGACCCAAAGTCCTCAGACGAGGATATTGAAATGCAAGAGCATAGGGTCATCAATCTGCTTGAAAGCTTGATTTTTAAGGACTCGCATGGGAAATCATAACCAAACCTGTACAGATACAGAGTTTATTCAATTGTGGGGAAAACTAGAATCTGCTGTAAAAATGGCTGAACATCTTGGTATTGCCATTCGAGCTGTTTATTTGCGTAGAAGATGGATTGAGCAACACTACAAGATTACTCTAAACGCAGCAGACCATCGTGGTGCGGCTTACGATGCCAACAGACCTAAATCTTTCTCTCCCCTAAAACAGATAGACCTTGGCATACTAGATGGTACTGTGATTGTTTTCTCTGATGCTCACTTCATACCTAGTCAACGATCAACAGCGTTTAAAGGGCTTCTATGGGCTATCCAAGAGTTCAAACCCAAGGCGGTGATATGTAATGGTGATGCGTTCGATGGAGCGTCCATATCGAGACATGATGTAACTGACCTACCTCAGACTTCTGTTATTCAAGAGTTAAAGGCTTGTCAGGCAATGCTTGGTGAGATTGAGGAAGTGGCTAAAGCTGAGAGACATAATGTAAAGTTGTTGTTTACATTTGGCAATCACGATGTAAGGTTTGCCAATAGACTTGCCCAACACGCACCACAATTTAAAGATGTACAAGGCTTTAAGCTGACAGACCATATTCCTGATTGGGAGTTCTGTTGGTCAGTATGGGCTACACCTAATTGCATCATTAAGCACCGATACAAGAATGGAGTCCATGCTACTCACAACAATGCGGTTTCAAGCGGAGTCTCGTGTGTAACTGGGCATTTGCACAGCTTAAAGGTTACTCCATTTAGTGATTACAACGGCACAAGATATGGCGTGGATACAGGGACACTTGCTGAGATAGATGGTCCACAATTTAACTACGCTGAAGGCAACCCAAGTAACCACAGATCAGGCTTTGCAGTACTCAACTTCTTTAATGGAAAATTGTTGTTGCCAGAGTTGGTGCAGAAGTTTGATGAGGACTTGATCGAGTTCCGTGGTGAAGTTATTGATGTAGGTGCATTTTGAGTGCTTGGCTAATCATTCTCACAGGGGCGATCTATGCCTATATAGCTGGTGAGCAGCTATGGAAAGATAACCCACACATGGCTATCGTGTACGCAGGCTATGCCTTCTCAAATGTGGGTCTTTACTTGCTTGCTAAGTAGAGTCTTTAACGAACAATCCGTTAGGCAATAGTATGCCTTTCCGATTCTTAATCTGATCGTATGCAACTTCCATGCAGTCTACCAGATTTAAATCCTGTAAAGCACAGTAGTTAATCAGGCAAACCATCACATCGCCTACCGCATCCTCGATGGCTTCACGATCATTCTTAATGGTTGCATCGGCTAGTTCTCCGAGTTCAGACATAGCCTTAAGAAGCTGAGTTTCTGGTGTACTGTTAGGAATAATTTTCCTTTGCTGCGACCAAATAATAATTTTGTTTTCTATATCTGCGTATGACATTTCCATTCCCTTTCATTTCTACCTGAGTTTGATTTGACTGTGTTTCCTGTTAACTCAATCAATCCGATTATTTTCATTTCATTCAAACGCCTAGCGACTTGGTTGCCATCTAGTTTGGTTAGACTGGCGATACCATCTTTACCAAGCGCACCATGCTCTTGTAGGCACTCTAAGATGATCTGGTGATGCTGAGATGCTACTGGCTTGATTGCCTCTGCTGCTTCAAAA